GGCCGAGGATCGCTGGCTGACCGCAACGCTAATGATCCTGCGATGCAGTTGGTGCCTTGCGAGATTTGTGACGGCTCTGGCTTCCTGCTCCAAGACAAGGACGTGTTCGATGATTGAGATTCACAAAATTGCGGACGGCACCCTGACGTATCAGGACAGCAACCATCGCTACGAGTGGAACAACGAGCGTGTGGACAAGTCCGTTTCAAGCGTCGCTGGCGCTTATCCAGTCTCGTTCTCAATTCCAGTAGCTTGGAGCGCTGCGCTTATCAGGAAAGAGCTGCTTGCGAGCAAAGAGATTGCGGGCGTATTTGATGACGCTGATGCAAAATTGGAGTGGGCTAAGGCGATCTGCAAAGCCCCTGACACCTTTACGAAGAAAGCTGGAGAAACGGGTACAAAAGTTCATTCTTATGTGGAGGACTTAGCCCACGGCCTGACGCCAAACTTGGACGACGACCCTGCGGTGGCGAAGTGCCAGCAGAGTGTTGGCGACTGGTTCAAATCCAATATTGCCGAGGTCATCAGCGTCGAACGCCGGATTTACAGCGAGCGTTACAAGATCGCAGGAACGGTCGACATGGTTGCTCGCTTAAAAAAGAACGGAAAAACTCACGTTGTGGACTGGAAGGGCGTAACCGATCTGAAAAAAGCAGGGCTTAAAGCAGGACATGTCGGCCAGCTATCTGCTTACCGGAAAATGCTCGAAGACCTGGGCGAGAAAATAGATGGCTGCACGTTGGTCCGATTCAGCCGAGCGACCGGGGAGGTGGACCCGATCAATTTCACTCAAAATTACGAAGAAGACTTAGCCGCTTTCGAGGCAGCCTTGGTGCTGTCTCGCTACAAGCCAGCGGCAGAGGTCTTTTGATGAATAGCGGCAGCAGGGTTTTAGCCTCCCCCTGCCGTTCGGGAGGCGTCGGTGACCGACATCTCGGCGTCTCCCACCCTTTTCTTGGCTACTTTGGAGGAGAGACAGATGACAGAAATGCAAATCACGATTACCGAAATCGTGCCGGGTGGTCAGGCCGCGAACGGAAAAGATCGGCCTACCAGCATCCACACTGCCGATGGTCAGAAGCTGAAATGCTGGCCAAACAAGGTCGGGTCAATGGTCGCAGGGCGAACGTATCTGGTGCCGGTGGTCACCAAGCAATACCAAGGCATTGAGAGTTTTGAGATTGGCAACGGCATTATCAAGGAAGTGCAGGCGAATAGTGCCCCTGTAAGCCCCTCACAGGCCCCTCAGGGCGCTCCGCCACCCGCTCAGGCGCAACCGCCCGTGAACACGCCAATGGGCGTTGTAAGCGCCGGGGCTGGCTCGAAGGACCGGAGCATCCAAGCCCTTGCCATTATCAAAGCGGTCGTCGCTGTAGGAGGGACGGAAGGCGAGGTCCAGCGGTGGATGGACTGTCACGACAGGCTCGTGGCTGGAGAACAAGTTGGCTGACCGCCCTTTCTTCACGCTGGACGTGCCGGGGGTGCCTGTAGCAAAGGGTCGCCCCCGCATGACCCGAAGAGGCAACGTTTACACGCCTCAGAAAACCCGAGACTACGAAGACCAAATCAGGCTGGCTGCTGCTGTCAGGCTGATTGGTAAAAAGCCAACGGAAAGGCCGGTAATTGTCCACTTTGCAGCGTTCTTCGAGCCGCCAAAATCTTACAGCAGAACGCGGAGAACGCAGCTGTTTACCAGCGGTGGCCATCACGCCATTAAGCCCGACCTGGATAATTTATTGAAAGCGGCTACGGACGCGATTTGCGGCGAAAATGGGGCAATAGCAGACGACAAGCAGATAATCGAGATTTCTTGTTTTAAGACTTACACCGAAGACAGGGCGGGGATTTCTATTGACGTATTTGAAGTTGCACAAGACTGCGAGCGCCTCCAAACGCGCTGGCGCGAGTGGCAAAAAACAGGAGAAGACAATGGCTAAATCAATTTCGCAGAAAGCAGAAATTCAAGCGTGGCTCGAAAGAGGCCACCGCATCACCGCAATACAAGCCCTGGAAAAATGGGGCTGTTTCCGGTTGGCCGCTCGTGTTGGCGAATTGCGAGGAGACGGCCTCGAAATAGACACAACATTTCAGCATAAGAACGGCAAGGTGTTTGCGCGTTATGAGTTGGCAAGAGGATAACGCTGAAATAGCGGGCATCGTGACGGCGGCGACAGGCTCAAGAAAGCACCGCTGCCCCCGATGCACGGATCACCGGAAAAACAAAGCCGACCGTGCGCTTTCGATAACGCGGAAAGGCACCGAGGTTATGTGGTACTGCCATCACTGCGAATGGCGAGGGGGTTACGATGAGGCTAGATCAAGAGACAGTGCAGTGGGCTTTGCGAAGAAAGATAAGCCCCGAGACGCTACGAAAAATGAGCGTTGGCGGCGAGATCACGTCATTTGGTGAAGGCAATAAACAGACTATCATCTTCAACTATCTTGATGCCCACGGCGAGATCGTTAACTGGAAAGCCCGCAGCCTAGCTGACAAAGTTTTCCGGCAGCAGGCAGGCGGCAAGCAGCAGTTCTACAATGAAGCTGCGGTCGCGGCTGGGCCGCTAGACGAAATCTATATCACAGAAGGCGAGATGGACGCCTTGTCGCTCATCGAGGCGGGCGTTCCGCCGCATTCAGTTCTGAGTGTTGTGGGCGGGGCACCAGCGAACGTGACCGAGAACCCAGCCGAGGCTAAACGATACGGCTACGTTGCGGAGGCGCTCAAAGAGTTCTTGCTGAAATGCAAGCGCATCATCTTGGTTACCGATAATGACGAGCCAGGGCGACATCTCCGAGCCGATTTAGCGAACGTCATTGGCGCGGCGCAGTGCTTTTGGATTGATTGGCCGAAAGACATCAAGGACGCCAACGATGCTCTGATGAAATGGGGTGCGGAAGATTTGAGCATGTATCTGCGCGAGTCCCCTGCGGCTTATCCCATCGAAGGCATCTATCGCCTTTCTGAAATACCAGAGCCGCCAGCACTAACCTTGTGGCAGGGTTGGCCTGAGTGGGAATCCCGCCTGATGCTGTCGCCATCACATCTTTCGATCATGTCGGGTTGGCCCGGTCACGGGAAATCTCATTTGTCGCAACAGCTTTGGGCGCACATCGTGCGGCGCTACGACATTCGTGTTGCGATCATGTCAATGGAAACCCGAGAGAAGCCATTTGTCCGACGCAATCTGCGAAGCGCCTACTGGGGTCGGCTAGAAAACGAAATGTCAGACGTGCAGAAGAAAGAAGCTGACGACTGGATTGAGGATCACTTCCTGTTTCTGCACCACCCGCGCAACTCGCCCAGCTTCGATTGGGTCGTTGATATGGTCAACAACGCCTACGTCAGGCACGGGATAAGCGCCGCTTCTATTGATCCGTGGAACATGATTGTTCCGACATTTAGCAGACGAGATCAAACGGAGACGGGTTGGATTGGCGAGTGCTTGGACAAATGCACTTACCTAGCGAAGGCTTGTAACTTGCACTTGCAGATATTGGCGCATCCAGCGAAGCCGATTGGCGCAGGGGTAAGGGAGCCAATCACTTACAGCAGCATTGCTGGTTCGCAGCATTGGGCAAACAAGGCCGACCAAGTGATGTCGATACACCGAGACAACTTCACCGACGAGTCAGGCAACCGCGAAACGAAAGCTAGGCTCATCGTTCACAAAAGCCGCTACGAAGAACTCGGATACCCATGCGAGATACCGATGGAACTTAGCGTCAACCACGGTGTCTTCAAATGCACAGAATACCAGCAGGTCTGGCAGAGCTAAGATCGGGAAGAGATACAGAATGAGCAAGCTGAAAGACAAAGAGCCGATAGGCGGCGGCACCGAGCCAATGCACGATTACTGCACTAAGCAAGGCGCAGAGATACTGGCAGCGCGATTGATCGCCTACCACTTGGAACGCGGACGCCGCATCGAAGTCAAAATTTCACCCATCCCTGGACGTTTCGGCCATGTAGCCGCGCCAAAAAGAATGTTTGGCATAACGTCAGACATCAACCCAAAGAAAGGATAGGCGCATGACGCCCCTAGCGAAGAAGACTTTGAAAAACATGAGGGCGGGGAAGCACTATTCGCATCTCTTTAACTTAAAGGACATTTGGTCCGACTTGCATTTCTTTGACTGCCGCCAGATCAACGAGGCTGCAAAACTTATTTTTGACATGGACGTCAAAAGCGACATCGAGATTGCCGAACGGTCACAAAGTTATTTGCAGTTTTTGCCCGCCGACCATGTTTGGCTTGAGGTTTGCGACCCGGAAGGCGTTGAGGAAGACAGCGCAATAATTCTTTGGAAATCTGAAGAGCACGAGAATTGCGCGAACGTCGCTAACGTCAGTGGCCGAGGCACGGGTTCTTTTTTCCTTGGGACGATGCGATTGGATGATTTTAATCAATGGCACTATGTAGGGCTTCTACCTACCAAAATGAGCAAAGCGGAATTGCGGCGACTTATTGATGACGACAAATACAGAATGACAACACCACCCAGCAAACCACCTTCCGATCTTAACGTTTCGTTTGAAACGCAAGCGTTTGGCACAACAGCAAGGATAAACGACATCGATAACATTCCGGCTCACTTACAGGCTCTTGGCGGGGAAATTTATTCTTTGCTGGCTTGCATCAACACGCCGAAGGTTATTGGCCGCAGGCAGCGGATGCCCAACGCGAAACTGGAACGTCGCTTGATGAAGCAGGCGGGTATCACTGGCAAATATCCGTTACGCGCCTGGACCGAAATCATCCTAGAGGTTGGCCCGCCGAGAGAAGATAAGAACGGCATTGTCGAAGGTCGGCTGACAGGCGCAAGAGCCTTGCACTTTGTCCGTCGCTTCTACCGCATCCGCAACGGAAAACTAGAGAGGGTCAGTCCGCACTGGCGCGGCGATGCGGCGGTTGGAATTAAGCAATCGCGCTACAAAATGGTGCCGCAGAAACAGGGAGCAAATTGATATGCCTAAAGAGCATGAACACATCTACACGTCTTTTGTGGACTACGACGAAAATACAGACATGGCGACTGCCCGATGCGAGTGCGGTTCGACACTTCACTTTCCCAGCCAAGCCAAAAACAGAGTGAGCGCTTGGAGCGCTTACCCGGACAAGTTTGATAGCGTTGTTAAAACTCATGTAGACCAAGAGCGGCTTGAGGGCGACACGATGGATGAGACTGATGGACATTCTTGAAGCAGCGGCAGAGGCGGTCAAAGACCGGCACGGGAAGCACGGTGACTATCGTGTCTTGCATCGACGCATTGCTCGACTTTGGAGTGCCTATTTGGATGTGGAAATCACGGAGACTGATGTAGCGCGTATGGAGGTTCTGAAGAAGGTGGCGCGATCCAAAGAGGGCGACGAGACATATCAAGATCACGCGACCGACATCGCGGGATATGCAGATTTACTCGACAAACTCACAAAAAAAGACCCGCCTAAAACTACCGGATAAGCAGTAAATTAACGAAACTGAGATTTAGAAGTGGGGGCTAAATGAGCAGACGAAACGCAATCGAGGTCGGGTTGACACATGTGCCTTTGAACGGCACCGCCGCTCGCGTTACATCGAAAGGCTTTCAGTACAAGCCCGACAAGAAGATTAATGCCGCCCATTGGCGCGAGCCGCCGCCCACAAAAAAATTCCCCAGCTTAAGCAAGAACGATCTTACTGGAATAAAATTCGGCAGATTTACAGTCGTCGGTTATTTGCGCGACATGCGAAAAAGATGGTTGGTCCGGTGCGTTTGCGGTGCGTTCGAATCAAGGACAGCAAAGGCAATCCGAAACCCAAAGAACGAGGAAGATAGATGCCAAATATGCCGCCACACTGCGCATTTGCGGAAAAGGGGTAGCAGTTTTGGAGCAGCCACGCTGGACGCAATAAGTGAAAAAAGACCCGTCCAAAAAGGACGGGCCTAAAGTGGTGGGGCTCTTAGGTGGTACTTGGGAGGAGTACCCAGAAAAGCTAGCTTACGCGGCTAGGGGTGGCAACCCATTGTCTCCGCTGAAAGTCTCTCGGGTGACGCCGCTCTTATCAATTCTGAGGGTTTGCCTGCGGTTTTCGTGTCCTGCGTAGCTGACATGGACCCATCCGCTGGACGGCTCGCCGTTGTAATATTCGAGAATTGCTTGGTCAAAGTCGGCGTTCACGGCAATCCAGTAGTAAAGCTCTAGGTTATCGACGCCCGGTATTTCGATGTCTGCCGCCTCGCCTTTGGTGTGCTGGCTGGTGGACTTGCTGCCGATGGCCTTGTTGACCGCAGGGGATCGGTAGCCGCTGCTGACGATGACGGGCAAGCCATAATGCTCGCGCACTGGCTCAAGCACGTTCTCGCAAAGCGCGGCCAAAGCCTCCAGCGCGTCATGGTCTGGTGTATTGTCTAAGCCAAGACGTAAAGCGGTCTGACTTTTCATCAACTCGTTTAACGTGAAATGCTTTGAAATGCTCATTTGTTAATGACCGCCCTCGCTTTGCTCATCGCTCTGTTGCCAAACCAGAACGACATGATGGCAGCGAACAACGCTTGCGTTTCACCGTCCCACGCTACAGCGAGCGCCGTAACCCAATCGACGCTTTGCGTGAAAATCAACGAATAGACCATGCCGCCTTTGACCGCCAGAAACGCTGACATAAACAAGTAGGTGACAACCGGCCTGACGCTGGCTTGCAAGCCGACGACCCATCCGCCTTTCGCTGCAAGCGCAGTGTCGTGCGCGTACAACCCTTTGGTTTCGGCAATGTCTGCTTCGGCGTCTAACTCTTGTAACTTGAGGGTGGAAAGCTGCGAAGCGTACTGGGCTTTCGCCTCCAGCATCTTGATTTCTTGTTTGTTAGCTTGGCTCTGCTTAAAGAACCCGAGAACTTCTGGAACGATGCTTGTCCCAAAGCCCAACAGGCTACCGAGCAGCGTAAGCATTAGCCCTTCTTCTTGCTAACCAGTGCGTCGGCGCCGAAGAACGCCATGATGACGCCAGCCAAGCTGATGTAGATCATCTCTGCGGCAGGCACCTGTGCGGCTCGCTCCGGCCACACAAAGCTCGATGCAATCGTCACCAAGATCGCCGCCATAGCGATGTAGGCCAACCGGCGACGGTTATGTTGCCACGTCAATTTATCTGGGACGCCAATATCATCAGCCATTAGAACGATCCAAGTTGTGAGAACAGGCCGCCAGGACCGACGATGCCGTTGGACTCTGCGAACGCTGCTTGAGCCTCGTTGATGTTCGTGTGGTTGCCTCCAGTGCCGTCCCATGAAACTTCGTCCCATGCTGCTACATCCCACGCCGCTCCTAGCGCGGCATTCATGTAGTTCAATAAACGCTCGTTGATGGTGCCGGTCGTATATCCAGCAGCGGCGGCAACAGCCAGCCAGTCTTCATTGACAGTAAGAGCCGTTCCCGAAGACGCACGACAAGATATCTGGCGGGCTTCTTGGTTGGTGGTCACGGTGTAAACGTACCCATTGAGCTAAAATTATCTGCGCTTTGGTTCGCAGCCAATGCTTGCAGAGCATCGTTCATATTGGTGTAGCTGGTGGATAGCTTGGTGTTAATGTAGTTGAGAAGGCGCTCGTTGTACGTTCCGGCAGGCGCGGACCTTTCGGTGAACAACGCCACCCAGTCCTCGTCATAAGTGCCAGTCGTTGACGTGACGCCGCGAACGCTGGCCTGTCGTGCTTCTGAATTTGTCGCCATCTCTATGCCTCTTCGGTTTCTTTCTCTCCAAGCACGATGTTCATTGAGAAGCTACGCCTCTCGCCAGCACACTTGAACGGATACACAGTGTGCATCAGGTCCGCAGGAAAAATAAAGAAGTCACCGACTTTTGGCCTAACCATGAACGTCGATCTGCTTAAAAACGTCTGACTTCCGTGCAAAAACTCTATGTGTCCTGCCGCCGGGTAGTGGTCCGCGTCTTCTTCAGCCCACTCCTCGTCAATGCCCTCCGGCAGCGCCAGATAGCCGACGCACGACAATTCCGCGTTGGTGTGGATATGCAAAGGGTTGAAGTTTCCAGCTTTCTGCTGAACGTACCACGCGCTGTGGATGTTGACCGTTGGCTTGATGTCAGCCCGGATCGGCTTGCAGTATCGACCAGCGTAGTTATCAACATATTCAAGCGCAGCGTTGGTGAAGAACTTAGAGTGGGGCTGCAAAACATCTGTCGGGATAAGGCTCTCAGCATCCACTTTGCCAACCAGCTTGTCGCTCCAGTCTTGCTTCTCACCGTTGTCGATGTCTGCATTGAAAGCATCTATCACTTCATCCGGCATCTGCGAGTATCCAATGGCAGGCCCGAAAGGGCGCAACGCCACAACGCCGTTGATGTAATCGTCGCCTAAATCTTTGTGGTAGACCAAATGCTCTAATGAAATCATCGCTCACCTCCCTGAGTGCAATCACACATCATAAGACGCTTTTCTAAGTTCCGCTAATTTTAGGATGCTTTCCATTATGGAGTGCAACGAGCTTTTCCGTCTGACGCTCAACGTGCAATAGCCTAGCGAGTACGCCACCTAGCTCCCGGTTCCGTCTTTCGAGAGCGTCAGGCGAACTCATGGTAGCCAGTATATTTAGCCTTTGTTCCACTGTTCCTGACTTTGTCTCGAGACGGTCAATCTTAGAATCAAGACCTCTCAATCGCACTTCAAGGTCAGCAAGGGATTCCGTCAATGTTTTCACAGACTGGCGCACCACGGCAAATGCCGCAGCCACTGACGCAATCATCCCCCCCAGCGTGAGAAGAATTCTGAGCGAACTCTCGTCCATAGTTACGGAGCGGTGGGCCACGTCGGGTTGGCCGGGTCACTGGTAGCCGCCGGAAGATTTCTCAGTGCAGTCCGGTACGTCACCCATGCTGCGGGTACATCCTCACCAGCTTCTTGAGCCTTCACGACAACCCAGTCGCAAGCAGCGAGGAGTTCGTCACGCTTTGCTCGTAGCGCTGCCCATTCCTCTGTGTCGTATCGTGAGGTCAGCCACTTATGAGCGCGGAGATTGACCTCATCGATGTCGACTTCTTCGTAGACCGTGGCGGCAGCCGGATAGCTTTTCGCGCTGGTCTCTTGACCCGTGTCGGCGTCGTACTCGGCTGGAGTTGATGCCGCTTCCATCAGCTTGGCGATGGTGGCAGATGGGTTGAGGGAGTGAATAACCGCCCCATCAGCGGTGACGATGCAATTATTCATTTTCTAATTCTCCAAAAAAGATTGCACTG